AAAGGTATTTACATGGAAAGAAATGCTTCAGGCGCATATCGATCATGAAAAGATTGTATATCGTCGTGGTTTTGAATTTGATTTAAAAAAGATTGAAAATCGTATTCATGTAATTGATGGACTTTTGATCTGTCTCGCGCGAATTGAAGAAGTAGTAGCCACCATTAAGGGTTCTGCTTCTACGGCGGCCGCTTCATCGGAATTAATCAAGAAGTTTTTATTGGATGAGGCACAGGCAAAAGCCGTACTTGATATGAAATTAAGCCGTTTAGCTCATTTGGAAATAAAAAAGTTAGAGGCTGAAAGAGAAAATCTTCTCAAAGAAGCAGAAGGAGTTCGTAAAATTCTTAATGATGAGAAACTGTTTAATGAACAACTCAAAAATGGATGGAGAGAAATTATTAAAGTTTACGGAGATGCTCGCCGGACAAAGATTGTCCACCTGGCAGAAGGATCTGATAATCAACCTATCGAAGAAAAACAGCTCTCACTCTCTTTCACTAATCTGGCCGCGGTGTACGTTAGCGAGACAAGTACACTATACGCTCAGCGTCGTAACGGAACAGGCACAAAGTTCAAACTCGAAAAGAGTGAATACATAATCGATAATATCGTAGGAAAGAATACTTCTGAAATTCTTTTCTTTACAAATAAAGGAAACTTCTACCATAAGAGTATGGGTGAATTTGGTGTTGATGAAAAGCAATATCTTTCTTCACTTGTAAACTTTGGTGTTGAAGAAAATCTTGTAGCGGCCGCCTTGTGTGCAAAAGAGAACCAGGATGGAAATATTATCTTCATCACAAAGAAAGGTATCATCAAGAAATCCAAACTTAGTGAGTATAATATGAAGAGAAATATTGGAGCCGCCGCACTCAAATTAGATGCAGACGATCAAATTGTATCTGTTTTGTTCACCAACTCAGATCGTATTGGTATCGCATCTGCTCTTGGCCAGTTCATTATAATCGAAACAAAGGATATTAGTTCTATTGGTCGTGTCGCGCGCGGTGTTCAAGGTATGAAGCTGAACGACGGTGATTGCGTAGTTGGCGCGCGTGTCATCAAAACTGATGATAAAGAGCTAATCTCAATTTCTGAAGATGGGTATATTAAGCGTACCGATCTGTCCGAGTTCCGCGTGACAGGCCGCGCAACAAAGGGTGTAAAGATTCAAAACACATCCAAGCTATGCGACTTCTTACCTATCTCAAACACTAACGATATATTAGTAGTATCAACTACTTCTCAAATAAGGCTGAAACTTCAGGACATTCCGAGTCTATCTCGTGGGACACAAGGGGTTAAATCCCTTAAACTTCCGGATAGCGCGCGAGTTATGCGACTTAGTTGTCTTTGAAATTTGAAGTTAATGTCCGAAATTTGACGATTAGTTGAAAATCTGATATAATATATATATAGAAAGTTAAGGAAAGGCTTTCAAAGGGTTGGCCGCACAACTCAAAAACATCAAAAAAAATTAATAAAATAAAATGAAAATTGCGGATAAAAGGAGAAAACATTATGAAACTTACAGAAAAGACACAGGCAGTTTACGATTTCATTAAGTCAAAGGGCAACTCTTGCACAACCGCTGAGATTCAGGAAGGTCTCGGTCTTGAGAAGATCGCCGCTGTAACAGGTTGCGTTAACTCTCTTGTAAAGAAAGAGTTTGCAGTTCGTGAGGACGGCGGAAAGACAGAAGATGGTAAGAAGATCACTATCGTTACTCTTACTGAGGCTGGTATCAACTACGTTCCTTCTGAAGACTAATTCCTAATTGATATATTATTTGGAGGGATTCGGCGCTATCCCGAATCCCTCCTTTAATCTGTCAATCTAAGTAAACAAACAAAGTAAAAAGGAGAAAATTAAAATGGCATTTAGAGAAGCAAACAATTTTGTAAAGATTGAAGGAATCCTCTCAGAGATTGATCTTAACTATGGTTCATATGTAAGCAAAGTAGATGGAAAGAACGTTGATTACATCGGCGGTTCCATTAAGGTTCTTGTTGAACAGGAAATTAATGGAGAGGCTAATGTTCTCGAAGTTCCTGTATATATGTATTCAAACAAGCTCACTAAGGCGGGCGCACCGAATAAGTCTTACGAGTCAATCGAAAAGGTAAAGAATGAGTTCGTATCTATCGCAGCTTGTGGTAATAAGGAACAGGCAGATAAGATTCGCATCAATGGTGCGAAGATTAAGATGAACGAGTTCGTTGGTCAGAACAACAACATCGTATCTCAGACTCGTGTATCTGCTAGCTTCGTATCTAAGGCAATTGGTGAGTTTAAGCCATGCGCAACCTTCACTATTGAGGGTATGGTATCTAAGATCCTTCGCGCAGTAGACAAAGATGGTGTTGAGCTTGATCCGGCACGTCTTAATGTTGAAATTATCGTTCCTCAGTGGACACCGGAAAATGCAAGTGCTATGAATGTTGATGTAGTTCCTTTCGTAGTAACTAACCCGAATGTTATCGATGCAATCGAACAGTATTGGACCGCGGGCAAGTGCTTTAAGGCAAGTGGTCGTCTCAACTTCAGTTCTCGTACTGAAGAAGTTTTGGAAGAGCTTGGATTTGGTGAAGCACAGCGCAAGGTTCGTACTATTAATGTAAGTGAACTTGTTATCACTGGTGGTACTCCAGAGCCACTTGAAGGTGAGTTCGCATACGAGTACAACGATATTGCGGCTGGTATGGCTCTTCGTACTCAGAAGCTCGAAGATTTGAAAAGCGGTAAGAAGTCTACTGCTAAGCAGGCTCCCGCTCCTGTAACTTCTGCACAGACTCTTGGCTTCTAATATATAGGAGGTAGGTAGCTATGATAGATATTTTAAATATCCAGCCTAGCGTTATCTCCAAAGACCTGAGGGGCAAGTACGTACTTTTGTATGGAAAGCCCAAGTCAGGTAAGACAACTGCGGCGGTCTCATTCCCGAGTTCGTTGCTTGTTGCTTTTGAGCGCGGTTATAACGCAATTGGTGGCGTGCGCCCAGCGGACGTAACTAAGTGGTCGGATTTCAAAATGGTCTTGCGCCAGTTGGAAAAGCCAGAAGCGCAGAAGATGTATGAAACCATTATTATTGATACTATTTCTATTGCGTGGGACTACTGTGAACAGTATATCTGCGCACAGAATGGTGTTCAGAAGATTGGTGATATTCCGTGGGGTGGAGGATATTCCGCTTGTAAGAAGGAATTTGAAGGCGCGCTCCGTAAGATCACAATGCTTGGATATGGTCTTGTGTTGATTGCACATAGTGCCGCGCGCACAGAGAAGACCGCAGAAGGTAGTGAAATCGAAATCATTTTCCCTGAATTACCTAAGCGTGCCGCAGAGATTTGTAATGGCCTGGTAGACATTATCGGCTATATCGGCGGCGAGTACGACGAAAATAAGGTATTTAAGAGATACTTGTACACAAGAGAAACTCCTACTCTATTCGCGGGAAGCCGCTTTAAGTATCTCGAACCCAAGATTCCTTTTGGATATAAGGAATTGGTTGATGCTATTAGTGAAGCCATTACCAAGAGTGAACAACTTGATGGTGTAACAGTAGTAGATAAAGGCGAAATTAACGCTATTGAAGAGAAACTCGACTTTAATAAGGTTCGCGCGGAAGCACAGGATCTTTGGATAAAACTCGTTGGTACAGGAGAAAACGCGAGTGAAGAGATGGCCAATACCATTATGAAGAAAGTCGAAATGGTCATGTCCAAGAGAATGAAGCTCTCAGAGTTCACAGAAGATCAGGTAGATTTACTTGCACTGTGTGTAGAGGACATGAAAGAATTGCTCAAGGAGCAGTCTAAATAATTAAACGAGATGTAAATCTCGACTTGTCATAAAGCATGGAGGAGTATGGAATTATCTGTACTCCTCTATTTTGAATTTGACTTTTTTTCAAATTTTTGGTATAATATAAATAGGAAAATAGAGAAAGAAGGTTAAATATGGCTCATATTATTCAATGTAGAATTTGTAAGGTTAAGTTTGATACAGAGCAAGAACCTTTCGTAGTAATTGGTAAACAATCATACTATCATAAAAGTTGTTATGATGAATGGGTTAAGACCCGCAATTTTGCATCAACCGCGAATGGTGATGAAGATTTTTGGAAAGAAAGTGTAATTGATTATTTGTATCGTGATGTGAAGATGTCTATTGATTTTCAAAAGATAAATAGTCAGTGGGCTAACTTTACAAAACCAGAGAAAAAGATGACACCCAAAGGTATTTATTTTGCCTTGCGCTATTATTATGAAGTCGCGCATGGAGATAAAGAAAAGTCTGCGGGTGGCATTGGCATAGTCTCAAGTATCTATAATACCGCCGCAGAGTATTGGGTTAATCTTGAAAATAAAAAGGCTGGTACTATTGATGCAATTGTTGAACAGATTAGAGCTCGTCAAGAACGTCAAGTTCAACTTATTGTTCCGAAGAAAGTAGAAAAGAAAAAAGAGAAATTTAGTTTAGACGAGGTATAAGTAATGGTTGATAAGAGTTGTGTGCTTCAGATTTTTGGATCATTAATGAAGCATCCACAATATTTGAGCGAATCAGATAAATATAATCTTACACCTGACGACTTCTACTATCGTCTGGATAAGTATATCTTTGTCGCGATTGATAGCCTCTATCGTAACGGCGCGACTCGTATACATCCTATTGATGTAGAAAATTATCTCAATACAAATGATACAGCGAAACTTCTCTTCAAACAACAGAACGGAATTGAGTATTTGCTCGATGCAGATCAATTAAGTGAAGAGAAGAACTTCCCATATTATTATAAGAAACTAAAGAAGTTTAATCTTCTCGAAGGATTAAAAGGAAAGGGTTTCGATACTAAAGAGTTTTATGTCGAAGATGCGATTAGCACAGAAGCATTAAAGATTAATGAAAAGTTTGAAGAACTTGAGGTTGATGATATTGTTAATGCATTAAAGGCAAAACTTCTTGGAATTGAGCGCGCCTTCATTCAAAATGATACAACTGAAACAGTAAATGTATTTGAAGGTATCGCGCAAGTTATTGAAGACGCGGCCGCTCGTGTAGACGTTGGTGTTCCACTTCAGGGTGAAATCTTCAATGAGGTTTGTTCAGGCGCGCGCAAGGGTGCGTTTGTATTGAGATCAGCGGGGTCTGGTACAGGTAAGACACGTCAAGCAGTAGGAGATGCGTGTTATATTGCATTTCCTTATAGATATGATATGGAAAGTGATAAGTGGATTCAAATTGGTAGTGGAAAGAAAGTTTTGTTTATCGCAACAGAACAGACGCCAAAGGAAATCCAGAAAATGATTCTCGCATATTTGACAGGTTTTAATGAAACAAAGTTTAGATATGGTGGATTCACAGAAAAAGAAGAATTGATTATTGCACAAGCATTATGGGTTCTCGAAACATATCAAGATAACTTTTATATTGTAAGGATGCCGAATCCAACAATTGAGTTAGTAAAGACAATTGTGAGAGAGAACGTATTGATGCATGATATTGAATATGTATTCTATGACTACATTCATATCTCTCCTTCGTTACTTGCGGAGTTTAAGGGATATGGATTGAGAAATGATGAAGTTTTGTTGATGTTCTCGACTGCGTTGAAAGATTTGGCGGTTGAGTTAAATGTGTTTATGATGAGTTCAACTCAAGTAAATGCAAAAGGTGATGATAACTCAGATATTAAAAATGAGAGTACGATCGCGGGATCTCGTTCAATCATCAACAAAGCAGATATTGGTGTTGTATGTTCTCGTCCAACAAAAGAGGAACTTGAGTTCTTTTATAATGAAGGTGGATTATCTTTCTATCCAACAATGGTTTGTGACGTATTTAAGGTGCGCGCGGGCCAATGGAACCAAGTTAGAATTTGGAGTGATGTAGATTTAGGTAATCTTAGAAAGAAAGATTTGTTTGTAACTAATAGTAGATTGGAAGTTATGAATGTTGGTACTGAATTGAACTACACACAAAGTTGGGAAAATGAAGATGTAATGAGACATAAAGAAGAACTCGATTATGTGAATGGAATGAAGTTATGATTGATTATAAGCAGATAGTAGAAGATTTAAGAGATGACGATGTATACAAACTTCTTGAGCAACTCGGCGCGGAGCCGATAGACAAAGGCGAGTATTTCGTTTGTAGAACAATTTGTCACCATGAAGATCCAGGAGAGGCAAACTATAAGCTCTACTACTACAAGAACACGCATTTGTTCTATTGCTATTCAGAAGATGGCGCGATGAATATATTTAGTTTCTTACGTCATTACTACGAAGTTCGTACAATCGCATATGATTGGTATAAGGACATTCTCCAGGTTATATTGAATTGTTCTGTATCAACACCGGCGCTGGGGCCAGAAGTTTATCGAAGCCGCCGCAACGATTACGAAGATAAGAAAATAAGAAAAGAACTTCCAGTATTCCCGAATGGAATTATGGATATGTTTGTAAAGGAATATCCAGTTGAATGGCTTAGTGATGGAATCACCAAGGAAGCGATGGATAAGTACAACATTAAGTATTCAATTTCTTGGAATAAAATTATTATCCCTCATTATAATGTAAATGATGAGTTAATTGGAATTAGAGGGCGCGCGCTCAATCCGGAAGAGGTTGAGGCTTTTGGAAAGTATACACCAGTTCAGATTGAAGGTAAATGGTATAGTCATCCGCTTAGTTTAAATCTTTATGGATTAAATGTAAATAAAGAGAATATTAGAAAGACTGGTGTTTGTTTTCTGTTTGAAGCAGAGAAGTCGGTTCTACAGGCAGAAAGTTTTGATAGACCTAATTGCGCGGTTGCCAGTTGCGGAAGTAACATTAATAAGTTTCAGATTGATTTGTTGGTTAGAACTTGCGCGCCAAGAGAGATTATAGTTTGTTTTGATAATGAAGAGATTAAAGGCGAAGATAAGTATTTTAATAAACTATATAAGATATGTAAGAAATATAGACATTATGCAAATATGAGTTTTGTATATGATAGAGAAGGGTTAAGTAAGTTAAAAGATAGTCCAAGTGATAACGGTCAAGAAATTTTTGAAAGATTGATAGAAAGAAGGGTTCGAGTATGATGCCAAATGGAAGTGGATGCTATGGTTGTGAGTATAATGGTTTAATCTTTAGTGGAGATTATACACCTGATGGTTATGCCATCTTTGTTCCTGGTTGTGAACTAGGAGCGTGTAAGTATGAGGGAGGTCATGAAAGGGATGATCGAGACGATATGTTCTGAGATGGGAAAGGGAAACTTTAGCTTTCTCATCTTAGTGGTTGGAATTTTACAATTAGTAGTTATGATTAGAAATGGAAGGAAGAAAAAGAATGAACATCGACAAAAAGACAGAACAAGATAAATACTTCACATATGAAGGTTCATTTATCTATAAAGGACGATTAATTAACCTATTTAATGATGACTATGGCCAGTCATGGCACATCCAATACGAAAGAGAAGGACTCTTAGTAGATGAGAGTTGTGGCTCTTATTGTGATTGGCGAGATTATGTAGAATGGAGATTTATGGACGAATGAGAACAACATTAGTAAATGAAAACTTTAAGTCAGATTGGGTGAAGAATCTGCTTATGAGTCGTGGTGTACAGGGCGGCGACCTGATGAAAATCCTTCATCCAGGAAAGGAGAATATTTCAGACCCCAAATTGTTAGAGAATGTAGAGGCGGCCGCACAAGAAATCATAAACGCTGTTGACCTTAAAAAGCATATTGGATTGGTAATTGACTCCGATGTAGATGGTATCACAAGCGGAACTATTATTTATAAGTACCTCCATGAACTCGATCCAGAAGTAAATGTTACTTATTTCTTCCATGATGGAAAGCAACACGGACTCGAAGATACATGGGAGAAATTTATTGAAGCTAAGGTAGATATGGTAATTGAGCCTGATGCCGGTATCAATGATATGAAGTATCACAACTTACTTGGCGCGCAAGGCATCAATACTGTTGTACTTGATCACCACGAATATGAAGGTGGCGGCTTCTCGGAGTGCGCGATTTATGTAGATAATCAGACTTCTCCTAATTATCCGAATAAGTCATTAGCTGGTTGTGGTGTAACATGGCAGACCTGTCGAATGATGGATAAATTACTTCAGTACGACTATGCAGATAAGTATATTGATTTAGTCGCACTTGGATGCGCGGCCGATGTAATGAGTCCACTCACTCCAGAGAATCGCGCGATTTTCACGCTTGGTTTTGGAAATATTAAGAATCCTACATTTAAGGCTTTCTGTGACAAACAGGCCTACTCAATGCAGAATATTGTGAACTATACATCTGTTGCGTTCTATATCGCACCATTTATTAATGCTTGTATGAGGACTGGTGAACCAGAAGAAAAACTTCTGATGTATAAGATGTTCCTTCACCCAGAACGTGAAGTTGAGTCACATAAGCGCGGTGCCAAAGGAGAAGCAGTATCAATTCTCGAAGAAGGATTGCGTGTACTCACAAATGTGAAGGCGCGCCAGCAACGACTTATTGATAAGTATTTGGTAGACTTTCGCGGCCGTGTGTTGGAGAATGGGCTTAATGAGAATAATATTATTGTAATTCCTCTTACGGACGAAGATGATTTTACGAGCGAGCTGAACGGATTACTTGCTAT